GTTCGAGGCGTTCGACTAGGTATGGCTGAAAGGTCAAGGCCTTGCGCTCTTCGCCACTCTCGGGATAGCTCTACGTGGGATAGCCCTGCATTGCCCTCGTTTAGCGAAGCCTACGAAAGTCTAGGGAATTGTGTAACGTTCTGTGCAAGACTTGCAAGTGCATGTAGCCTGGCTAGTTGTTTGACTTCTAGGACCCGAATTGGCAAGGATGTTGCTGTCATTAAGAAGACCGTCTTGTCTTCTGAATTGGTGAGGAATTCGTTTGAAGTGGCTGCTAAGCACGTGGCGTTGGGGAAAGGGTTGGCCATTCCACTCGCCAAGGTTGCTGTGGTCGCTTATTTGTTTTATCGTTTCTTGCGCCTGCTGCGTTCGGATTGGCGCGAGACTCGAACTTTATTTGATGGTCAGGACGACATCGCGTTTTGCGGCCACTGCTCGCCCCAGATTTTGAGGCTTGAGCGGATGACTCTGGGATCGGCTTACGTCAAGCGATTTCATGTCCCCTCCAGTTGTCCTCGATGTAGTTGGTTCTGGCCGTGGGCCAGTTCCCGTCGTGCTGAAGTTAGGGTGGGGCGATCGCACTACCAGTTTCTTGGCACCTACAGCGCACTTAGGATGCAGAGACAGAGAGACGTGCATTGCCCAGCAGTGAACCAGTTGGATGTGACGAATGAATATTCGTTCGTGCATAGGTTCCTGCAATTGCACGCTGGCACTATCGGTGCCATGGAGAAGCAGAGCTGTTGGTGGTACAGCTGTCACACCCGGTCTTATTGCACGGCAAGCCAATGGGAGGAACTCGATGTTAATTCCGAGGAGATTCCTACGCCGCCGTTGAGCGCCATACAGCGCATGAGGACTTTGTGGCAGTTCTTGGAGGACCACTTGAGGCAATTGCCTCAGTCGACTGTTCTCTCATCTGCATTCACAAGATGTCGCGAGCTTGTTGGTGACAAGATGGACGCCGTCTCCAGTATAACATCTCATGCCCGGATGGCCGCCCTTGAGGTAGACAGCCGTGTGGCTGATGATGCTTTTCTGAGCCCCCCAGCAGGGCTGGAGATGACAGCGGTCGCTCTTCCGTCCGCCCAGGCTGTCGGGCCTGTTACCCACTGTACCACGATCCACAACGCACAGGATCGCTTGTCGGTGATAACAGCGCTCGAAGGGCGTTCGACAGTGAAGAAGTCCGTGTTCCCGAATGCCGACGGTACGTTTGATGATCTTTGTTTCAAGAAGAACTCACGTGCGGCCAGCGCTTTGAACAAGTTTTGGCGCAAATTTAACTTGGAGTGTCTCACAGACGAAGCCATCGATCGGGCTTA